GTGGTTTAAGAAGTGCTTGTACTTATACCGGAGCTTCTAATTTGGATGAACTTTCACAATATGCGGAATTTTATAGAGTAAATAATCAATTTAATAAAGTATTTGTATAAAAGGATATTGAAAATGGCTACTATTACAAATGAAACAACAGTTACTACTCTCGATAATAAGTGGACAGGAAAGAAAAAAGTCATTGTAATTCATAACGACAATAAAAAATTAAATAAAATTCCTACATCATCGGGATTAAAAAATGATACCAAATAAATTTTATTTTAATTAAATCCGAGATATAATAAATATTATTACTGCAAAGATTGGCAGTAATATATGTACAAGTTACCAAGTTAGGACGGTATCTAAATGAGTAGAATATTTCTTACTTGGAACTCTATTAGAGGACCAAAATATGTCATTTCAAAAAACAAAAATTGATGAAAACCTGGGTTATGCGGTTGAACGTCATTTAAAATCATTGGGGTTGAATACTCCTACTACAAAATTTCTAGACAAACAAGACAATAAAGACAAAATTGAAGTGATTCAACATCACTTGACCAAAGTTTGGGAAACTTTGGGAATGGATCTAACAGACGATTCATTAGCCGATACCCCTAATCGGATTGCAAAAATGATGGTACTTGACCATCATTGGGGACTTCTTCCTGAAAATTTTCCTAAGATTACTGCAATTGAAAATAAAATGCACTATGACGAAATGATTACCTTAACTGGTCTTCCGATTATGAGTCAATGTGAACATCATGGTGTAACTTTTTCAGGTAATGCAACCATTGCATACATTCCAAAGAACAAAGTAGTGGGTCTGTCAAAGCTTGGTCGAGTTGCTGAATATTTTTCTCGTCGTCCACAAGTACAGGAACGGTTGACCGCACAAATTCAAAAAACACTGGAATACATTCTGGACACAGAAAATGTTGCAGTTGCAATCAAAGCACAACATTTTTGTATGATTACTCGTGGTACAGAAATTCAAAATTCCTGGACTCATACGACCAAGCTTGGAGGACTGTTTCAAACTGATCCACTGACAAAATCTGAATTTTTATCATTGATGAAATAAAACGGTTGTGGGAAGAGGCTCTTTATGCTATCTCTAGTGTTAAGTCTAGGAGAATATCATGAACAAGTTTTTTAATTGGTTAAGGAGCCTCTTCCCGCAGAAAATGCAACGCACGGACTATTGGATTAGCTTACTTGGAGTTTTTGTTTTCATGATTTTGGGCAATTCCCTGTTTGATTACGGGGAACAAAATCAATCATTCTTAGTTGAATCAATTGGAATGTTCCTAGTATTTTATTCCTGTTGGAATCACATTTCTATCACGATTAAAAGACTACACGATACAAAATACAGTAGGTTTTTCGTATTGCTATTATTTGTTCCGATCCCGCATTTAGATTGGATTGTTTCTGCTATTTTAGGATTTATTCCTAGTGAGTATCCGGAAACAGATGAAGATATTGTTGAAATTTTTAAGTAAAGGATACTATCGATGATTAGTAAAATCAATAAGTCACTGACATTAGATAATCCTACAACACAACTGCATTATTGGATTACTCAACTATGTATGGTTGTTTTGGGAATTGTTATCGTTGGTTTGTATTTTCTATCAATGGTATATGATTCAACAATTTTATTTTCTATCTGTGTATTTTTAGTGTGTCTGACAAGCACGGTTGAGTTTTCAATCGCATTCAATCGACTTCACACATTAGGTATCAATCCGTATTATGCATTACTAACTTTCATTCCTTATCTGTCGTTGACCACTGTGTTTATTATTGGATGTTTGCGTTCAGGCAAAAGCAATGATCGCTGACAATACATTAGATTTGCACGGTGTTAGACACAATGAAGTTAAACTCATGGTGGAAAATTTTATCTTGTTGAACCAAGGTAAGTTTCCACTATCAGTCATTTGTGGCAACAGTAAGAAAATGATAGATTTGGTGTATGAAGTAACAACAAAACTTCAATGCAGAACTGATAGTTTTCATTATGGTGTTATTATTGTAGGAGGTTTTATATGTTAATGTTAGCATATGGTGCAAACACAAATATAGAATCTATGGAAGCTAGATGCCCGCATGCAATCCATCTTGGTGTTGTGTCTTTGGAAAATTATAGGTTGATTTTTCAAAATCATGCTGACGTTGAATATGCTCCTGGATTTGAAACCAAATGCGTGTTATGGGATATCACTGAATCGTGCGAAACAAGCCTAGACCAATTCGAAGGCTATCCGTTTTACTATGACAAAAAATACGAAAATGTTATCTTTAATGGTAGAAAAGAAAAGGTAATGTTTTATAAAATGGTATCTGATTTACCTAAATACAAAAGTCCATCAGATCATTATCTAACATTGCTTGAAGATGGATACACTGAAAATGGAATTGAATTGGAGCAAATTTACGGAGCACCTGGTTTTACTCCATTTATTGCAAAATATGATTAACCGGCCACGAAGCATCCCGGTATAAAAATTCTGTTCTGAGATTAATTTTAATGACATGTAATTACACTTCAACCAAAAAAATAACACAGCATGATTTTATGGAGAAATGTCAAACTGTGTTAGGAGATAGTATCCATGGATACATTTTTGAAAAAACAATATACGATGGATACAGGAAGAAAATTACTGTTGAATGTAAAGTGCATGGAATATTCGAATGTTTTCCTAATCAAATTTTGTCAGGATTGGGTTGTAAATTATGCTATAAATTGTTAAATCCCAGTGGATGTACTAGATTAACACTAATTGAATATAAGGAAATTGCATCAAAAATACATCGTGGGAAATATGGGTATGATTCAGTAAATGAAAATAATTTTAAAAATGAAAAAATTGCAGTGGAATGTAAAATTCATGGTATTTTTCAAATTAGAAAAAGTTCACACATTTCTCCTTCTCAAATGTACGGATGTAGTAAATGCACAAAATCTGTACCATCTAAGGGTGAACAAAAAATAGAAAACTGGCTAAAAGATAATAACATTCTTTATAATGTTCAGAAAAGTTTTGATGGTTTTACAACACATAACAATATTCCGTATTTATATGATTTTTATTTGCCTCATTACCGAGTATTAATAGAATATGATGGTGTTCATCATTTTAAGCCGGTTAAATTTTCTAAAAAACAATCATGTAGTTCGGCAATGAAAAAATTTGAAAATATTAAAAAAAATGATGGTATCAAAAATACCTGGGTTATAGATAATGATTTGATTTTGATAAGGATCAGCCATACACGATTCAATGATATAGAAAATATATTACATGAAGAAATAACAAAAGATAGAAATGCAACCAAATGTGTTCAACTTGGTCTGGGCTGGTATAAGATGGAGAATGTTGCATTTGAAACACCTGTTGTTCATCGATACACTGAATCATCATCCGGAGAATTTGAAATTAAGAATTATATGTGATATGTTACTTTACAGCATAATAAGGAAATATTAATGAAACAAGAAATAGGATATTGGGAAATTGACAAAACATTGGAGTTTTGTTATGCACATCGAGTATGGAGTCAACAGCTTGACGGAGAATTTTCAGACAATCTAAAATGTGCATGTAGACATCGGCATGGACATGAAGCTAAAGTACAGGTGTATCTAACAGGTTCTGAATTGGTCCGAGGAATGATTACTGATTTTCGTCATTTGGAATGGGCAAAGAAATTTTTAAATGAATACGTGGATCACAAATTTATTGTTGATAAAAATGATCCAGCATTTGATGTATTAATTGGTGAGAACAAGAAATTTGTCCCTATTCTAATTCCAGGAGTTCAAAATCATATCGGAGAAATAATCGATTGTTCTAAGTTGGATCCTAAATCTTGGCAATATGAATTAGATGAAGGTGTTTTGGTTGTCGATTTTATTCCGACTTCAGAAAATCTAAGTAAATGGGTTGCAAAATTTATCGACGAGAAAATGAAAAAACTTAATGTGGCCGTGGCAAAGGTTGATTGGTGGGAAACTCCGAAATCTCGATCAACATATTATAATTCATTTGCATTTGATGAACAAGGTAGACGTTGGAAATGACAGAACTAAGAATCGATTACGCAAGATATGACGCACTTGTAAAGGATGTTATTCGCCAGGTTTCAAATAGTGGATTTAGACCAGATTATATAGTTGGAATTAATTCTGGCATTCAAGCTGCAATTAGAATTGCTTCTTATCTAGACGTTAAATGGCATTATCTTGATGCTAGAACATGGCTAGAAAATGGAACAGAATCTAATTTTTGGATGGCAGAAGATGCTTTTGCTGGAAAGAAAATTCTAATTGTGTCGGATATCAATTCTTACGGGGATGAATTTCAATATATCGTGGATGATTGGTCATCATTCGGGGGAGTTGAAACAGAAGAGCAATGGGAATCTATCTTACACAAAACCGTAAAATTTGCAATTCTCGTGGATAATGTCAATGATGAATTTGAATCAGAATATGTTGGTATGGAATATCAAGAAAATTTAACCGAAAAAGTTACGTTCCAGCACACTGAATTTTGGAGATTTTAACAATGAGCGATAAAATCAAGATAACGGAAACATTTTATGCCTTGCAAGGCGAAGGTCGATATACAGGTGTTCCCAGTATTTTTCTTAGAACGTTTGGATGTAATTTTACATGCAGTGGCTTCGGCATGCCAAAAGGTGAATTATCAAATGAACGAAATTTGATTGCCATTTCGGGTGCAAAAAAACTAGAAGATTTGCCATTGGTAACTACTGGGTGTGATTCATATGCAGCATGGGACCCTAGATTCAAGAAATTTTCTCCTATGATGACAGTAGATGAAATTGCAACTAAAATTACGGAACTTCTACCATTCAATGAATGGAGAGACGAACATCTGGTAATTACCGGCGGAGAACCATTGTTGGGTTGGCAACGATCATTTCCTGCATTACTCGAACATGAAAAAATGAAAAATCTAAAAGAACTCACATTTGAAACAAATGGCACACAGTTTCTCGCTGAAAATTTTAAAGAATATTTGGAAGAATGGTCTTGTCCTAAGACATATCAAGGGTTTGAAAAAGAAATTACGTTTTCTGTTAGTCCCAAATTGAGTTGTTCTGGACAAACCCGAGAAGAAGCGATTAAACCAGAAATTGTAGTACAATATCAAAACGTAGGTACAACTTATCTGAAGTTTGTTGTTGCCACCGAAGAAGATATTAGTGAAGCGTTAGAAGTTATTCAATTGTACCGAGCAGCAGGCTTTACTGGACATGTTTACCTCATGCCAGTCGGCGGTGTCGAAGAAGTATATTATTTAAATAATCGTAATGTAGCAGAAGCAGCAATGAAGCACGGATTGCGATATAGTGATAGACTTCATTTGAGTTTATTCGGAAATAAATGGGGCACATAAAGTAATGAATCTTTTTCGGTACATTAAATCGCATGTAGAATGGTTTAAGATCAAAGAGGATAAGATGTCAATTTGCCTTTCTAGGGAGCCATTTAGATTAGAATCGTGGCTAGAGATAAAAAAGACATTTGTGTTGATTCCAAAGCCATTAAAAAATGGAGAATTAATTATCGGAAGGGCATATAAACACTCATATGTGTTACGTGTTCCAGGAAGTTTAGAAAGATTTATTGGCACTGTATATTATCTAACTCCAAAACAACATATCGAAGAATTGTTAAAATTATGAAAATTTTCCTCGAATTAATGAAAATGCTTAAATTAAAACAAGAGCCTGTTTTCTCCACAGAGATAAAACTGTCCTTTACAAAAGGAACAGAGTTTGACATAGACAGGGGAGCAATGGTTTATGAAACCTATGTATTTTTTCCTGTGCTTTCTTATCGTGGAAAATTGATTCGAGGATATATTTACGAATATCGACCCTATAGAAATTTTATTTACCATGCACGCGGTACAATATATCATACTGAACAATACACTCATTTATATGTTTCTCCCAAAGAACATTTATCAATACTTTTAAAACAATAAATGGATAGAGTTTTATGGAACTATTACGGACATTAAGAACTGGTGATTCACCGACTGATGTCATGCACCAAATATTTACTATATTTAAAGGAAAAGATGTATCTATCTATTTCTATGAAACTTTTTTGCTTATTCCCAGAAGATCATCATTGTCGGGAAAATGGTTGTGGGGTAAGGCATATAGTTACATGGTGTTTCCTAATTCAGGGATTAGGTATGACATCATGTCATTCCATTATGTTTCCGTCAAGGAACATACATTAAATTTATTGAAATGGGCATAAATTGAAAACATATACTAAACGAATCGCATTCATGATAAGTGATCAACATTTTATTATTCATGGTGGAATCGGATCTTTCGCTAAATCATTTGCAGAAATGTGCAATAGATTAAATTGGAAGATCGATATTATTTTGGATAAAGCACCTACGTCAGCATTACTTCCTATCATGGAAAATCTTGGTGCGAATTTTGTATATCCGTCACAATCATTGAAATATACTGATCATGCCAATATTTTTGCATTTACTGATTCGGTTAATTTTGAAAAAATTATCAATTTTAGAAATTCATTGATGAAAGCATTTAATTCCAATGTATATGATTTAATTGTCTGTAATACACAAGAATCAATGAGTGCTGCACATTCAATAGAATTTTCAAGATATATTCCTGTTGTATTTTATACGCATTTATATTCTATGGTATTCCAAGATGATTTTAATAAGCTAGGATCATTTTTGCCGGCTTATCACAATTTTTTCAATAAACATACTGAATTCAATGACATTATTGTCGGTACTCAATCAGTTTATAATGTAAACCATTTGCATTCAATTAATATAACCAATGCAAAGTTATTACCAATGCCTATCACTGATAGAGAATTATTAATTAAAAGTACAACAGATAAAATGGGTGTTTTGTTTATTGGTAGATGGGAAGAGGGAAAGAATCCCCAAACATTTATCAACGTAATCAAACAGTCTGGTCTTCCTGCAAAAATCATGACAAATTCAAATGGTGCAAAGAAATTTGAAAAAGCATTTGTTGATGCAGGAATTACTGAATATGAAATAAAAGCAGGCATTCATGGGAATGAGAAGGCAGATTTTATTAAATCCGCTAAAGTTGCTTTTCTGCCGTCCCATTTAGAATCGTATTCATTCGCATTTGTTGAGTGTGTAGGACATATGCCTGTATTGGTATTAGACTCACAAACTTGGTCAAATAATTTTGATAGCAATTTTTATCACGTGTCATCGGTTAAAGATGCACCCGATAAGCTAAAAGAATTATACATAATTAATTACGGCGATGCTGCATTGGAATATGTTAATACCTTGGATAGTAATTCTGATTTGTGTTGGAATGAATTGGTAACTTCGTTTGACGGAAAGAAAAGCAAAACAAATTCTGCAAAAATCAATACATATGAGACAGTGAAATATGCAGATTATATTTCTAGTTTAAATCGTATTATAGGCAGAGAGGATGTGGAATCCGTCCTTTCTAATAGACATAAATTCAAAACAGTATATACAGATGATGATACTTATTTGTCAAAGGATGATCATTTCATTCCGTCCGGTAACGAAGTCGAAAATTCTTTGTTTGATGGTCTTTAAATGGTTGACACTGGCGATTATGTTATGTACAAATAGCTTGATTGTTGATTGAAAGGAAGTTTTATGACCTTAGATGATTTGCGTAAAATGGTGTCTGAAATGGAAGATTTTCCCGGCAACCTTACGTTGGTTATGTATGATGACAACTTTCGGCTGCGCGACTTAAGCCTAGACATAGAAATTGCAGGCAGGGATTCTAAGGATAAATATTCCAGAACCGGTTCTCCTGTACTACTAGTAAGGGCAAATATCTGAAGCATTGGATTTGTTTGAAGGATTGTAATATGGAATATAGATATTTTGGGCCATCCGATTCCAAAAGTTATGAGATATCACAATATATTAAGCAAATCCGAAAAAGATTTTCTGATAATGGCGGCAATCCAGTTGATTTTCCTAAATATCTAGAAGGTATGGGATGTAGTATGCTGGGTTTTCTTGTCAAATGTTCTACTAAATTTCTTATGGCAATGGAACTAACACGATGAATATTTTTTATCTTTCTGAAGATCCAGTTGAAGCTGCTCAAATGATGGTTGATCGTCATGTGGTTAAAATGATTTTGGAAACTGCCCAAATCCTGTCGACTACACACAGAATTCTGGATGGTAAAGAGGTAATCGGTATTAATTCGAAATCCGGAAGAAAACAAACAACGTGGGAACTGCCTGATGATCGTAACAATCTTTTTTATAACTCTACACATATGAATCATCCTAGCACTGTTTGGGCACGTCAAAACGTCGAAAATTATGATTGGCTCTATCGCCATTTTGTGGCTATTGGCAGAGAGTATAGTTATCGTTACGGGAAACAGCACCTGTCTATCACAAAATTACGCGATACACTTTCGAGCGCCCCGAACAATATGAGACTTGGTCAGATGACAAAAATTCCATCTTGTATGGATGAAAAATATATTATTAGTGATGATCCTGTGTTAAACTACAGAAATTACTATAAGTACGGAAAGGCACATCTCCATAATTGGAAGAATAGAATGCCTCCGAAATGGATTACAGAGGAAAACAATGAGTCGAAGTATTTGGAAGAGGTTGGGTGATTTATTCATCGATAACCCACAACAAGAACAAAACGTAAACAAAATTGAATTGTCTGCAAAAGAAATTGCGACAGCTAACAATGAACCATATATTGCAATCGTCGATCTTAAAATAAATCCAAATGATATTAATTCCGGAGAAATCAAACTTGATTGGAATGATAAATTTGTATTGGATTGCATCAGATGTGGTTATAAAATTAAAAATGATGATACAGATGCTGATATTGTTGATCGTTGGTACACCCAACTTTGCAAAAATATTGTCATGGAAACATATGAACAAGCCGAAGCCGATTTGACAAATCGGGACAATCGCTTTCGCGATTTAGGGGGTGGTTACTCCGAACATTCTTAATATGAACAATGAAAATATTATCCAACACTTCAGGAGTGTTGCACGAGTTATTAGTAGCTAAACATTTACATAATTCAAACATCATATCCTATAATAATGAAAAAGCAGAGGACGCACTTGAGAGGTTAAAAAATTCTATTGACAATGATATATTTTGTCAATTGGATGAAAAAGCATTTTTTGCTGCAACTCATCTCAAGACACTATTACCAGGAAGCATTTCTGAAGTTCATTGGACTTCGAAACCCGGTAACATAGAACAGGCAACTGGAATAATATCAACACAATCGGATGATCCATCCGATTTGGTTCTTATTACAGAACAAAACATGAACAAAATTTATTGTGGAATAAGTCTCAAATCAGTGACTCGCAAAAAAAATGTGGTTATGGTCTCTAATCCAGGTCTCGAAACAACATACGGCGGAAAGAAATTATTAGAAGAACATAGAGTGAACATTCTTAATGATTATCCTGAATTAGAAACATTACCTAATGCAGAATCGCGCAAAGAATATATGAAACAAAACGTGAACATGAAAAATGATGTTCGGCGCAAGAATTCCAAGTTGCTATATGATATTTCAGCAAATTTATATCAACGATTGACAGAAATGTCCGATATTGAATTAGAACAACACATACGCATAATTTTGGCTGCTAATAAAACCCCAATGCAAAAATTAGGACATGTTCATATTCAGCATTCAACATTTGGATTAAAAGGAAATTATTCTTACAAGGTATCAGATCCGGGAAATGATTTTGAATATCTGTTTGAAAAAAACAAAACGATTAGTATTGAAAATCGCGGAACGTCAATGGTTTTCAAATGCGATGATATACAGTTTGCCAAGCATAGAATTAAATTTGAATCGCAGTCTGATCCGTTGAGTACTATTAAGGGTTCCGGTGAAGTTTTTGTCAACAAAAAGAATTGATTTTTTGTTGCAACTCATGTAAAAAGAATAATAAAGGAATATAATTTTGAAATATGCAATAGTTGATCTGGCCAATCTTTTTTTCCGTGCCCGTCATGTGGCATCAAAAAATAGCGATGCATGGGAACGCCTAGGAACTGCAATTAATATTTGTTTGATGTCCATGAACCAAACAGTTAGGAAGTTTGGAGTAGACCATGTTGTCGTTGCAACTGAAGGTCGATCCTGGAGAAAAGATTTTTATAAGCCATATAAAGCAAATAGGACATATAATGAGGCTGAAATGACAGAAGCCGAAATAGAAGATAATAAGGCTTTTTGGGAAACATACGATAATTTCATCACATTTCTCCGAGAAAAAACAAATCTTTCGGTCATTCGTTGTCCAAATGCGGAAGCAGATGATGTTATTGCTAGATTCATTAAACTACATCCGGATGATTTTCATTATATTATTTCTACTGACAGTGATTTCGTTCAATTGATCGGAGATAATGTATCACAATACAATGGTGTTACTAATCAACTAATTACGAAAGATGGTTATTTCGATGATCGCGGAAGAAAAGTGATCGATAAGAAAACAAATCAGCATAAACTGCTAGAAGATGTTGAATATTTGCTCTTTAAAAAGATCATTCGCGGGGATGCAACTGACAATGTGTTTTCTGCTTATCCAGGAGTGAGAGAAAAGGGATCCAAAAAAACTATTGGGATCAAGGATGCGTTTGATGATCGCAATAAACAAGGATTTCATTGGAATAATTTTCTTCTACAGAAATGGTCTGACCACAATGGCAATGAACATTGTGTTAGGGAAGATTATGAACGTAATAAAACATTAATCGATTTAAATGCACAACCACAGGAAATCAAAAATGATGTAGATAAGTCAATCGTAGAAGGAATCAATATCCAATCTGTTGGTCAAGTAGGATTTTATCTGATGAAATTCTGTGCGGTATATGAATTAGAAAAAATTTCCGACCAGATTGACACCTATGCAAAATGGCTCAGTTTTCCATATACAGGAAATTTGAAAAGTGAAACTATATCATAAATTAGTTAAAAACGTGCAATTTGGAAAAATGACGAAAATGGACTGGAATGTGAATTTATACGGGGTAGATGCAATAGAAAATGATTATTGTTATGCCCTATATCCCTGGCAGGGATCAATCGCATTATATAAATTGCCTGTTATTCCATCACCGGGATCGTATTGGTACGAGAGTTGCAAAGGTGATATTGATAGTGATCTTTCTATTGTATACAAAACTGAAAATGATGAATTCGTTTGGTATCTCCATCCTGATATTTCAAAAGAGGGCAAATTGCTCGATAATGAAGAAAACAAATTAATTGTTGCTCTTTTACTAAAGTTGTGATATTTTAAACTATGAAAATTTTAATCGCGAAGCCCATTATAAATGAATTGACTTGGATTGTTACTGATGGTACAAAAAAAATCGGTAACCTTAGGCACGATAACAATTGTTATGAATTAACACTTAAGGGTGATTTATTTAGATTCTCCACGAAAGAAGAAATTCAACAAAAACTTCCTATAAGTTTTGAAATTATTGAATCCAATAAAGAAGAACAGCACCAGGAATTTAATTCTCTGTTTGATGTAACTAAGAATCTAAAAGTGTTTACTAAAACACCAAACAGTAAAACATACTATGTGGCAGGATGGTTTTTAATTGGTGATAAACAACAATTACACGAATGTCCAAAATATAGATTTATTTCGAGAAGAAAATATTCCGGCCCATTCAATACAAAAGAAGAGGCGTTGTCATGCAAAATTTAAAGGCACTTACAGATAAAATCACGTTAGCAGAAACAAGAAAAAGCAAAGATGTTGTTATTTCAATTAGTGATGCTCGATTAATTAAAGATGAATTGATCACATTATTGTTAGCATTGCAACACTCACAAAAAAATGCATTGAATACCGATTCGATTGAAATTAAAGGTGGGTCATTTAAATGACAAAAGAAGAGATTTCAACTGTCGTATTGAATGAGTTGAAATCTCTTGGATTACCTGAATTTTCACAGATTACAGTTGATGATGTATTATTAAATTGGTGGACTACCGGAAGAATAGGTTCTGGGCTTAGGTTGACTAAAACAGGATACAATGCATTTTCCCTTGCGAATATTGAGGGACAAACTTTTGATGCAATGTTTCTTGTAAAATTAAAATATCGGGAATATGTTCATTTCATGGTAAAATGTGACAAAAAATTGTCATGTCCTTATTTTTATTTTTTTGACAAAGACAAAAAGAAATCACATTTTATTGTTTATAATCAAAAAATTGCAATGGTAATAGGATTATATGGTGGAATAGACGGATATATCAACAAATAGGTTGACAATCTCTTATAATTTATGTAAATCAAAATTCAAAGAAAGGATAAAACATGAGCAATAAAACTAATCTTGTTGTGGGTGCTGCTGCATCGGTTGCAACTATGGCTCTGTTGCTTTGGGCAACGTTGGGTCAATAATTTTTGAAGGATATTCGCATGAGCAAACGCGAAAAAGTAACTGCCCCTCATAAAAAAAGTAGCAGTTGAATATGAACAAATATGCACCTATGCTGAAAGTGAAGACCATCAATATGGTTCTTGGTCAGAAAGTTTTGATAGTTCTGTTACATCTGTTCATGTAGTGGATGAAAAATATAATAACTATATGTCAGAAGTATTTTTGATTCCTGAAGATGCAAACACTGTGTTTGTTGTCTATATGAAGTATTCTGATGGTAATAGTTTTGGAAGTGCTGATGGAAAAATCGATATTCTTCATTGTTGCGCAAATGAAACTGCTGCACATGATCTTGCTAAATCAATGCAAGAAAATATGGGTAAATTTTCATTTGAAATCATTGATGATTTTGGGCGAGAAATTAGCGTTAGCAATCCGGCATCAGATTATTTTTCTTCATGTGAAGAACTTGTGGTTGAACGTTTTGATATTGAAAAGGGAAGAAAGAAGGTAGTTTATGACATCTAAACAATTTATGTGGGCACTTGTTGCAAGTAATACCGGGGTAGGTGTTCTCGAATTGCTTGGTTTTCACTGGTATGCAATTGCTAATCTTGGCATCGCATATTGGATTTATTCACGCGAACTTAAAAATCTATCTGACGGTCCTGATCTGTGAAAAATATTTGGTCTAAATTAGCATTAATTTTAGACGGAGTTTTTGCCGGTCTAACAATTGCTAGCCATTCATATATTTGGACAGGACTTTTTGTGTGTTTAGGTCTGTATGAACTTAAACAAATTGTGCGCAACTAAGGAATTATATATGGTCCTTGATAAAAAGAAATCAATGATTTCGTTTTATACATTTCTAGTGGTGTTTGACATTTACTATGTGTATTGGTTCGGACATATTGCATCTGTTTATTCAGTTCGACCCGGATTCATTGTGGAGACATTTTCGATTGTTTTTGTGCTAATGTATTTTGTTTTTGCTTGCATAAACATTCATAATTTGGCAGAGTATATAGAGGATTAATATGAATATTTTGGGATTAAAAGTTTCAATCTGGTTGTTATTTTCAGTATTAATTGATGTCGGCATGTTATATTATACAATTGCGTATGATCGACCTCAGTTCTGGGCAGGACTATGGATAGCAATGTTGTCATGGGATATTTGGCAGATTTATAAACTTAATAAATAATTTTATGAATCTCAATCGCTTAAATTCCGGTAAAAATTTAATCAAAACATTGGTCAATACAGGAAAAATGACTCCTCTTGGGCAACAACCTGTACCCAATCCAAAAAAACCCAATCCACACAATTCTCAATCCATAAAACGGTAATAATTATCTTTTACATTTATCTTTCGATCTTGTAAAAGACATTGAAAGGAAATATATGTTCTATGTAGTTATAGCAATTGTAGTATTTTGTGCTAGATGGTTTTATCTCGGTTACACAGAATCAGATAAGTTGTATAAACCTGATGTTGACGATTTGATGAGTTATGGGCTTGCATCAATTGTATTTGCAGTTGGCTGGCCGTTTTATTTAATTTATTTGTTCGGCGTATATGTGTCAAAAAAGAACAAAAAGCAAAAATCATGAAACAAATCATTTTTAGATTCTCTATTCCATTTGTTTTATTCGCACTGGTTGTTGGGTTACCATACCTAACAGCACAGATGTTAAATTCACACACAAATGCCGGCATTCTAGGTATCTTAGTCATGTGGGGTTTAGTAAGCATGGTAGTGCTAAATTTCATTTTTAAAAACAATATCCACGAAGGAAAATAATCTTATGAAGAAGCGCAATGTTTTTCTAGCAGCAGTTGCAATGATGTCTCTTGCTGCATGTACCTGTGTTACTCCCGGCAATGTTGGCATCCAAGTCAACCAGTATGGTTCTGATGCAGGTGTTGACAATGAATCGAAGCCAGTCGGCACTTATATGACGGTGTTCAGTTCAATCTATGAATATCCTGTCTCCACCAAAAACTACGTTTGGACTCATACCATTAGCGAAGGTCATCCTGCCAACGAAGAGATCACATTCAGTGATAAGAGTGGCGTTATTGTTACAGCCGACGTCGGCGTCGCATACCATGTTGATGCTGCAAACGCACCCAAGCTTTACCAGAAGTATCGCATGGATATGGACGAACTTATTTCTGGTGCCGTGCGAACGTCTGTTCGCAACGCGATTTCCGTCGAATCTGCAAAAATGGCAGTCGAAGACATTTATGGCGGAGGAAAGACAGAACTTCTGAATAAGGCATTCATCGATGTTCAGAAGCAGTTTGCAGTCAGTGGCCTGATCATCGAATCGCTGAACTGGGCATCGCCACCCCGCCTTCCTCAAAACATTCAGGATCAGATCAACAATCGAGTGGCGAACGAAGCCGCCGCTGCTGCATCCGTTGCTAATCTTGCAAAGATTGAAGCTGACGGTAAGAGCCGTGTTGCTAAAGCAACTGCTGATGCAGAAGCAATGGATAAAGAAGGTGCAGCAATGCGGGCAAATCCTGAGATTCTGAAACAACAATGGATTCAGAAATGGGATGGTCATCTTCCCCAATATGTTGCAGGCAATGCACAGAATATCATCCAACTTCCCCAATAAGACTAAGTAGTGTAACGGGGGATTGATTTCCCCCGCATTACTTTTTGGGAAAAAATTAATGAATGGTAAAATTATTGCAGGAATTATCGGATTTTTAGTATTTTTGGGAGCAATTTCGCTATTTGCAGGAATAAATCCAGATCAACCAAACTCACCGAAACCCAATGTACAACCTCCTGCGTTGGTAGCAGAAATCAAAAAACCAGAAGAAAAGCACGTTGCACAAATGGTTCCCGATGCTCCTCCTCCACCAATTCAATTAGAATATTCAGACAAACTTTATTGGCGTACACAAAATAAACCAGATTATAAGGATTCAACCATTTTTACATTTATGGATTCTGAAACAGGTTGTCAATATATTGAAGTTGAAATTGGTAGATCAGTTTCTATTATCCCTAGGTTGAATTCAGAGGGACAACCATATTGTGATAGTGGGAAAAATTAACCATTAAATAGTTTTGCAGGTCGTCTGCATTCACATGACTTTAATTTTAGTGTCTTAGTCATGGACACGTATAGGAAAGAAAAATGATGTATAGTAACCAATTTACCGCTGCCATTAAAGCAAATGGAAAAATTTTGCGCGAATTTAAAGATAACGTTTATATTAAATTCGGATCAGAATATTCAATCTATCTTAAAAATCTGTCAACTAAGAAAGCGCTTGTCAATGTTTACATTGACGGGGAAAATATTGTCCCGGGTGGACTAGTGCTGTATGCCGGACAAACAACTGACCTCGAGCGTCCTATTAAAAACGGTAATCTAAATTCAGGAAATAAACTAAAATTTATCGAACGTACAGGGTCAATCGAAGCACATCGTGGAATTAAAGCTGAAGATGGTTTGGTTCGTATTGAATGGCAATTTGAGAAGATTTTTGTACCTGTCTCTCCGTCAGCAACTCCTGCACACATTTGGAATCCCAATTACAATGATTTGACTTGGATTTCAAATCTGCAATCCACACAAATTAGTTCAATGAATGCTACTCAACATCCAGGAGTAGCATGTAATAATACGTTGAATGGTAGCGCCTCTGCAGTTGCTGCATCTGTTTCCAGTCCATTGCGTTCTCTATCGAAGTCAATGCCCCAAAATGAAACAGGCATCACTGTTGCAGGTTCAAAAAGTGAACAGCAATTTCAAACAGCATCTTGGTTTGCAACAGAATCTACCAAACATTCATTGATTTTGCAGTTGCTTGGCGAGACGGAGGATAATGTTCCCGTTCAAAAACCAATCACAGTGAAACAAAAACAAGATTGCCCAACCTGCGGAAGAAAAAACAAAATGGTATCAAAATTTTGCAGTGAATGCGGAACCGCCTTGATTTCTTATTGATTTCTGATATAGTTAATTGTCATGAAAACTCGGTGTTTTAAGACATCGGGTTTTCTTTTTAGGAGATACGTGATGGAGTTATCGGATGATGAAGTATTGATGTTGCAGCAACATATATTACCTGTGATGAAATATATCATTGAATGGGAACAGAAGAATGGGTCATTATATGCAATCATTCCGGATGAACATTCAGCTTTTATGGAAAAATTCTCAAGAATTTTCATGAGAGTACAACCAAAACAATTAAATGATTTGCTAGAAAGGATTAAAAATTCATGAAACAGTATTTGTATCTTTTTACCAGACAAGATATTTGTCCTGAACAACAATTAGTACAGACTGCACACGTAGCATACCAACTTGGATTGAACACAAATAAAAAAGATTTGGATGAAGATATTGCAGTAAATTTTGTTTGTGTAGGAGTGCGAAACTTGGCCGGGCTTGATGGAGTGTTAAAAATTTTAAAACAATTTGGATATGATTTTACTGTATTCCGTGAACCACATTTCAATGATGAAATGACATCCATTGCAACCCATCCAATTCCAGAAATTGATCGTGGGCCGCTATTAGCATTTAATCTGCTGAAGTTTTAACATGCTTCTTAACTACGGCGGCGAACAACCGAAATATGATCCTGATGGTATTAAATGTCGAATAAGAATGTTAATTGACTGTTTTGGTAATACTTTGGATCTGTGTCAGCCATGGCAATACAGAAATGACGTAATGATTGGAATTTTCACTGATGACAATCTAAAACAGTTGTTCGTGGAATATGTTAAGGATCAAACGGGATTAACTGTTAATAAAATATTTGCGATCAAACGGGGAACTAGACCAGATTCTGGATCGATAGAATATAGATATTGGTTGATGGCAATTGATATCGAAGAAGATAAGCATTACACTGAATATCTATTGAGGAAATAATATGATTGTTAATGTCGCCTCAACTGCACCATCTGATGAAACCAATAGGAAAGATTTAGTTGCAGGATTATTTCGAGATTTTTATGAATCTATTCCTATGCGAAGCTCGGATAATTCTCTTGAAGGAAGATTGATTTATAGTATATTTACAGACAAAGCAGTGGAAGAAGCATTTATTTTTTATGTTAAATCAAAAACAAATTTAACCATACAGCGAATTTGGTCTGTTCGTAAACCTGTACAAAATCTCGCTGCATCATATTTTTTCGTATATGACAATTTTTTGTATATGGTGGTTGAAATTGAAGAAGATAAATTTTTGACCGAATATCTATTGCGTGAATGAGAAATATGCTATATAAATAGCTATAGCAAGATAGACTTGCTATGAAAAATAATTCAAAGGAGTTTTGAATAATGACTAAAAAGAAATTTGACCTACTCGTTTTTGTAGGTAGGTTCTCTCCATTTCATGCCCAACATAAGCGCGTAGTTGATATTGCCCTTTCAAAGGCAGAAAATGTCCTACTGCTTATTGGTTCAGCTGGCAATGCACGGACCATTCGTAATCCATTTTCATATGAAGAACGTAAACGAATGATTGAGGATGTGTATTTTGACGAGGATTTCGGATCAACTGGTGCACTAAAGTATCCTCGTCTGCATATCCGTCCTGTATATGATAGAACATACAACGATACTGCCTGGATTGCTCAGGTTCAGGATATTGTTAAGGAAGCGATTCTAAAGATTGCAAACCCTTCCGGTTTCAATGCAGTCGGAATTGCTGATCTTAAGATTGGTTTAATCGGTGCATCAAAAGATCATACAAGCTACTATTTGAAGTTGTTTCCTAATTGGGATTCGGTTGATGTTCCTATTACGCAGGAAATGAATGCAACTGATATTCGTAATATGATTTTTGATGAAAATTATAATGAAACATGCCTTCCTGATGCAGTACATGATTTCATTTTCGGAATCGATGCGAATGATGGTTTTGTTCATACACCAGAATTTCAACGTCTTAAGGATGAACGAGTTTTTGTCCAAAATTATAAAAAGCAATGGGAAGTTCGTAAACCACTAGATGTGGCAGCACTAACAGAAGCAGTAAAAGTCGGAAATCAAGAATTAGTGAAACAATTGGTCGATGATGCTGCAGGACCACCTTACCCATCTAAGATGGTAACAGTGGATTCAGTTGTTGAACAAAGCGGTCATGTTCTGCTTGTGCGCAGAGGTGCAGCACCGGGCAAAGGTTTATGGGCTCTTCCTGGAGGTCATCTTGAAATGGATGAAACTCTATTGAATGGTGCTTTACGTGAACTACGTGAAGAAACTAAACTTAAGGTTCCGCTCCCTGTACTTAAGGGATCGATTGTAAATCATCGTACTTTCGACGAGCCAAATCGTTCAACAATTGGTCGAGTTATCACAACTGCATTTCATTTTAAGCTTCAAGATGATGTGACACTGCCCAAAGTAAAAGGCAGTGACGATGCGGATAAGGCCCAGTGGGTACCTATCAGTGACCTCAAAGAAAATTATTTAATGGATGATCATTATCATATTTTAAATTATTTCTTACGCATTTAGGATTTTATTTTTTTTGGTCGCCCCGGCAAGCATGCAACAGAGCACCGATACACATTTTTGATTGGTTTGTGGATGTGCTCCAAAACGTCTACCTTTTTATTGCATTTTTCGCACGTGTATGTTCTGGTTTCTTTTGGTTTAGCATTTTTCTTTCCGTTTAATCGTCTCTGTTCTGTCTGTTTTTCTGAAGAAATGTATATTCTGCTTTTTTTTGTTTCCGAGCCCTTTTTTCCGGTTCTTGCATAACCTGAATAATCATTATAAGGACAATATTTTAAAAATTTTTGTTTGGTTGCATCGTAATCTCTGAATTTAATCCATTTTTCAATATTATATTCATTTAGTACATAACACATCTTGGCTCGGTTGTTTACTAGTTCACCTGAAATATATCGCGGATCTGCCAATGGTATTCTGTAATTATTTCCATTTTTATCTTTGACAGTTATTGTACCTTTTGTTACCCCGGCATAATCTGGATTGGTGCGGAACTCTTCGATTGGTACCATCCGGGTTGAACCAGCATTATCAATAACAGTCGTTAAACCATGATTGATTGATCCTCCGTTTATCCCGTTTTCATCGATTAAATTGGCCCAGTCGTCAGAATTTACAATGTCATGCTTTTTTGAAAACTTTAATGCAAAATCAGTTGCTTTTTTTTGGTCATTAAATATCCAGTAACATATTGTTTTTACATGTGATACGCCGTGCAATTTAATATGGTTTAACCAATATTTTCCGGATCCATAGTAGGACGTTACGTTGTTTTTTTCTGTTTTTCCAAAATATTTTAACCCCGTAATCTCATGGCGTTTGACATATAGATAAATATTCATGCTGATTCTTTCCTTGTTAGCATTAGAGTAGTTGGGAATGGGGATTCCGCGAACTACATTAATATTTATCTAAAAGTAGTTGACATAGCTTTATATATTCGATATAGAAGACTCGAACGAATTTCACAAATTAAAGAGAAGTTGAGGAAACATAATTAGCTATTTTCTGTGATTTTTCTAGTTTCTGACTAAAGGATAGAAGAGTATGAAACGAACCCAGTATAATCAATGGTGTGACAAAAACGAACGGTTAAACCAGGACCATGCCTTGAAGGTCGGTGATAGGGTATATGACGGCGGCCAAAATGAGAGAATTTACGGTATGCCCTCAGCCAATAGAGGAGTAGTAACTGACGTAAGAATGCCTGAATCAGGCATTCTTACTATTTCTGATCACGGTACAGTAACTGTCTTGCTTGACAGTGGACACGAAGAACATTATTGTCTAATTAATTGGAAAAGATACCTGAGGATAGAAAATGACTGAGTTTACAAAATTTAATGAAATCCAAGAGTTGTATACAGGAGTGTGTACAACCTTGGAAAAATACAACAATGATAAAATTTCGTTGAAAAAATCAAAACTTTCCGAGTTGTATACAAAAAAGAGTGAATATGAAAAAGCAATGAAAACTGCTTGCCCGCATGATCAAACTCATGTATACCGGGGAACATTAACTGATATTGGTTACGGTCTCGATCGCCATTACACGCATTATGATTTGTATTGCACTAGATGTAATACGTATTTGCTTTTAAATACCGATGGTGGAAAAGATGATCGATGGAATGTGTTTGGACCAGCATCACTAGAGGATGCAATTCAAGCATTTAGGAAACATGAAAATATTTCAGACGAGGATCTCCGCAAGTTGGGATATATGTTGCGTACAGTAACCACTTCAACTACAACATTGATTAAAAACTAATGGTTGAATTTGGTGTCTCGGGAAAGTTAGATTTTTGGAATTTTCCGGATTGGCTTCCGTCTGGAAACAATGTTCGAGATGGTGCAGAACCATTTTGGATGAGAGATCCTAGAATCTGGCATGAAATTGAACCGGTACTCAAGACTGACACAATACCACCAAAAACTAAATTTAATCAAAGTAATACATATTATCATGGTCATCTAGTATTACGTGCTCGTTGGGATAATATCCAGCAGGGATGGTATTTAACATTAGAAAATAAATTGGCAGTTTTTCTAGATGAGTTTAGTATTAGGTATCATATTGACGAAGAATTGAGGAAATATCTATATGGAATTAAAACTGGATTAATTTTTCATGAAAGAATTCGTGCATATGACTCAGGGAATTCAAGACGTTCAAATCTAAGTTAGGAAATAAAATGACTCTATTACATAAAAAAGGTAACTTGCTTGATCTAGCTGAACAAGGTGAGTTTGACTACATTGTGCACGGAGCAAATTGTCTTAATACTTTTGGCTCGGGTATTGCAAAAGAAATCAAAGAACGCTACCCAATTGCATATGATGCTGACACTAAAGCAACAGCGCAATGGAAGATTCCAGTAGCAAAATTAGGTAATTTTAGCTATGCAATTACAGGTACCGATAAACATCATTTTGTGATTATCAATGCGTATACACAAGTTGGTTATCTTCCACGTGGAATTGATCATTTTGAATATGAAAGTTTTCATTTGATTCTGCGTAAATTAGAAGAAGTATGCAAAGGTAAAAATGTGGGCTTCCCTTATATTGGTATGGGTCTTGCAGGCGGAGATTCGAATAGAATCATTCCTATGATTGAAAATTTTGCAGCAACAATGCAAGTTCATGGCGGGAACGTTACCCTCATTGAATTCCAGCCATAACAATCTAAACCATATTGATTGTACAAAAATTATAATGTGCTAAAAAGAATAAAGAAAGCGTCAGAAAGGCTATTAATGACAAATAATACTAACCTCGATTATCTTGAATACGATTATTTTCGCTGGCTTCAACAGAAGAGTATGCAAGGTACTCCACTTGAGCAAGGTCGAGTTTCGAAGAGGGTAAATGTTGCACCAAAGAATAATTATTTCGAATATTTTAATTCGATTGTACAGACTTTTGGTGAAGTAACCGGTTATGATGAATATCGTGACGAAACCGGAAAGATTCGCAAATTTTACATTACGTCTCCTACTTTTGCAATCGAATATATTAATTCTCCGGCACCCGGCCTCGATACTTTCCAGGTTTTTGCGGTTGACAATGATCTTCTAACTGGACTTATCAACCAAATTGATACCGTCATTGCTTCTAACAGTTGCCGTTGGTATTATGCAAGCCGTAATGGTGTGGATTGCATCAATGCACAACTTAAGAAGCCTCGCCAATGTGATTCGGTACAATTCCCTTGGATTGATAAAAATATTGATGAATATTTTGAGAATTTTGAGAAATCTGATGAATCTATTCTCATTCTTCTTGGTCCTCCAGGAACTGGCAAAAGCTCACTAATCAATTATTATCTTTGGAAATATAATAAGGATTGCATGGTTTCATACGATAAGAAAGTTATGGAATCTGATAGTCTTTATATGGATTTTATTCATGAAAAGAATAAGGTTCTTATTCTAGAAGATGCTGATTCTATTCTTCAAAAATCAGAGGATCGTAGTGAAATTCTTTCAAAGATTCTGAACGTCGGTGACGGGATTATTGAAATTTCTCACAATAAGATCATCATGACTGCAAATCTTGATTCTATTAATGATATCGATGCCGCAATTTCTCGTAAGGGACGTTGCTATGATGTGCTTCTTTCGCGTCATCTTACTTCAAACGAAGCAAATAAGCTCGCCGAGTTTGAAGGAACTCCGGGGGAATATTCTTCTCCGCTTAGCTTGGCCGAATATTATAATGGTCTAAACAAACAGAAACCAAAAATGAAAATGGGATTCTAATATGAAGTACAGGAAATCTTCTCTTTCTAAAAATCGTGCATCTGAAATGTTTTTTGATTCTATTGATTGGAAGGGAGGATCTCCTATTACTGATTGTCAATGTGGAATCTATCATTATGCTGTAGATGTTGATGAATGCTATGTGGATGATATTCCAAAACAGGAATCAGCAACTGACAGATTTCATAATGGTCAATCTGTATTAAAAGCCGAAATTGATGGCAAATATTTTGTTGAAGAATGTGATGGATGCATGGAAGCATTAGCACGTTATGAGCAATGGATTTGGACACATCGTGATACAATTCGCAACTATTTGAAAACCCGAGTTGACCATGAGAAAATTTGGGCCGATCACGAACATGTTGCAAATATTTTGGCAGATTTTTAAGTTTGGTGTTGCAATTTGCCAAAAATCACATTAAAGCAACTCTAACAAAGAAATCCAGAGATAGACTCTGGTATTAAAGGTAATAAAGGATTTTTATTATGAATATCGAAGAATATTTTAAACCATCTGAAAATGATCAACGAACGATTATCCACGATAATCTAAACATCAGCTTGATTTTCCGAATGGATTCGTATAAATTTAGTCATCCTTATGCGTTCCCCGAAGGAATTAAAGGAATGACATCATACGGCGAAGCGCGAATTTCTGACAAGGAAGTTGTTGTTCCGTTTGGTTGGACTATTTTTTCTCAAAAATATCTAACACAATCAATTACCATCCAAGATGTTGAGGCTGCTGAACAATTTGCACTTGCTCATTTCGGTCGGCCCTTGTTTAAACGTCATGCATGGGAAAAGGTAGTAAATGTCTATAATGGAAAGTTGCCGCTTATTATTCGGGCTCTTCCGGAAGGCACAATTGCTACTGGAAAGATTCCTCTATATACCGTTACGGTGCTAGATGAAGACTTATTTTGGATGAGTGCGGCGTTTGAAACTCTAATTCAGCGTGGATTTTGGTACCCAACCACAATTGCCACAAATGGGTATAACATGAAGCAATTGATCAAACGATACTTTCTAAGTACCGGATCAGATTTGAATGCAATTGATTATTTTATGAATGATTTCGGCGCTCGCGGAGTATCCTCTCCCGAACAAGCAGAAATCGGTGGCGCAGCCCATCTGATCAATTTCAGAGGTTCTGATAATATCGAAGGTGTATTGACTGCTAATCATTATTATAATGAAAGTATGTCAGGAAATTCTGTCTATGCAACCGAGCATAGTGTCCAGTGCAGCTTTGGTGCCGGAGAAGAAAATGCAAAAAATTATCTGCGTAAGCAACTAAGCAATGCGGTGCCGGGCTCAATTATCAGCATTGTGCTTGACGGTTATGATGTGTATAGAGAAGCGAACCTTCTTTGTACGGAATTCAAACAACAAATCATTGATTCCGGCGCCAAGGTGGTGTTTCGTCCTGACTCGGGTGATATGTTAGAAGTTGTTCCCAAAATCCTAAAAATTCAAGAAGATGCATTTGGATTTGAAAAAACTTCCACAGGACATAAACGCATCAAATATGTGGGACTTATTCAAGGAGACGGCATTGATAGTTTTATGCTAGGAACCTTGCTTGATCATATTACTCGTCTTGGGTATAGTGCAGATTGTGTTGTTGTTGGATCAGGCGGCGGCCTATTGCAAAAAGTGAACCGTGACACATTGAAATTTGCTCAAAAAGCATCAGCTATTCTGATGAATGGTGAATGGGTAGGTATTGCAAAGGATCCTATTACCGATCAAGGTAAGAAATCCAAAGAAGGGGTATTAACTACTGTTCGCAATTCAATTACTGGAAAGCTAGCCTCATATCGACTCGACCAAAATGATCTCACTAAAGATTTAGTAGATGAAATGAAGCTAGTTTACTATAATGGCACGCTGTTCGGAAATGCAACATTGGCTGAGATTAGAAATAAAATTTCTTAATAGTATTAGAGTTCGGGTTATGACCATTTAGCAACCACGTTATAACCCGACCTAATTAAATCTTCTTCTCTGATTAGTGTGTTGTTATATAAATCACCAAATGTCATATTTTTAATTTTAGGATGATATTTATCTTGATCATAGCATTCGGGATTTCCGTGCCAAAATGAACCGTTATATTCATACACCGTATTTGTTTCGGGATCATAACCGTCTACAATATAGTCATTTCCTGATAGAGTTTTAATATGTACCTGCCGGTTTTCATTTAGGATATTCAATGAATCCAACCATTTGGTTTCTTCTTTTGATACTTTTCCTGCATGTTTTTTTGAAATATTTTTTTGTACTTCTGCTGACATAAATGGATTGGGAACCCCGAATAATTCCATACATCGTTTTTCAAGTTTTTCTTTGAACTCTTCAGTAGAAAAATATGAATTTTTGCCGTATTTTTCTTGACAAGTAGCTTGCAGCCTTTCTTTTCCTTCCGCGGTTGCCATATAATAATTGCCATACCTTGATACGTGTGTATCTTTTATTTTTTCTATAATTTCTGGCACCTTAGATATATTGGTGTGACCATAATTAGTCATAACAGTATCTACTGATTTTTGCCTTACTGCCTCGGATTGCATAGGCCAATTTACGCCAAAATTTGCTAGACATGTTTCTTGTTTTTTGAGTTTTACGTGGTCCAATTGTGAAATATTCGTGACGCCGTATTTTTGTTCTATAGAATTGCGCAAGATTGATTTTCCATTTTCTGCTTTCGCATGAAGGTTACTAACATGTCCATAATTTTCTATATTTGTGTTTTTAGTGGATTGAGTTATGCAGTTTCTTTTCCCGCATGTTTTTCTCCAACGGTATGATTTTATGTTAGGATTGTATCCTTTTTTGGGATCCCCACAAACAGGGCACAAATGATTCATAATTTTTTCTCTTTTCATGATTAATTAGTCGTGTAGCCTGTTGCGAAATTTTATTTCATTATAAAAATTAACCAAAAAATTTTGGTTGACAGACCTACCCAAAATCAGTAGAACAATTTCATTGAAACACCGCATACGGAGTAAAAGATATGTCAATTTGGGATAAAATGGTCGGTACTTTTGCATTCATTGGCTGGCCCATTTGGCAAGGTGTACTAATGCTTGGTGCAATCGCTGCAATTGTATTTGCTTCTATTCTCGTCGTTGCAGGTGTTGTATCACAGATCATAATTGTTATTGCATCAGCAATCTGGCCGCTGGCATTGATTCTCGGTATCGTGTACCTTATTGTACACAAGTAATAAAAATTTGAAGTTTTAATGATTGCTCGGGAGAGAAATCTCCTGAGCTTTTTTGTTTAAAACCATAAACTATTTTTGATTATCAACTAGATATATCTGGTTGATATTGGAATAGTGCAATAGCCAGTAGACTAAATACTCTTAGGAGTATTTATGAACGACTATAGTGCAAAAAATTACATGAATTCAAGTGGTAAGTTAGATAGTAATAAAATTAGAAAGATTACTATTCCTGCACCATATAGTTTTTTTTGTCGAAGTGCATCGGAATTTTTGTATCTCAACGAAAATAATTTAATGCAACAACCAAAGTGTACCTGTGGAAAAACAGTTCGATTTATTTCTTTTGTTGACGGATACAAAACATATTGTGGACAAAAATGTGCAAATTCATGTCCATTAAAAATACAAAATTTCAGAGATACCATGAACCAAATAGAAGAAAATGGGCTATCAAAAGCAAAAAATAACAGTATAGTGGCGATGCAAACATGTATAGAAAAATATGGCAAACCTATATATCTTGCAACTGAACAGGGAATAAAGGATGTAAAACAAACGAAATTAGAGAGGTATGGTAATGAAAATTATAACAATATGGAAAAAAATAAAAAAACTTGTTTGGAACGATATGGAAAAGAATCATATTCTTCTACTGAAATGTTTCCTATGCAGGTAAAACAAACGAAATTAGAGAGGTATGGTAATGAAAATTATAATAATCTAGAACAAATGAAAAAAACATGTATCGAAAATTTCGGTGTTGAAAATCCTAGATATTCTGATATAGTGAATGAGAAGATACAAACAAATAGACGAAAGACAATGGAAGAAAAAGGTACAATGATTCCATTGGATCAAAAGACTGAGTTTTATCTATACAAAAAACAGGTAATGAAAATAACGGAATCAAATGATTTGAGTCAATTGGAGCATATCGAAAAAAGAGGAATGGCAGGAATTCCAGGAGCATATCATTTGGACCATAAAATTTCAATTTTTTACGGATTTACAAATAAGATATCAGTAGATATAATAGGGCATATTGAAAATCTTCGCATGATCCCGTGGGAAGAAAATTATAAGAAAGGTAAAAATAATGCATAACGTGAAATCACTTTCGGACAGAGAACATTGTCTCGCCCGGCCTTCTATGTATATCGGGGGTATTGATTTTACTACTACTTCTGAATTTGTTTTAGAAAATAACCAAATAATCAATAAGGAAATTTCATATGTTCCGGGATTAATCAAAATTATTAATGAGATTATTGACAATTCAGTAGACGTTGCCATTAAAACAAATTTCAAATTTTCAACTGAAATTTCAGTCACTGTTACCTCTGCCGAGGTAAAAGTCGAAGATAATGGTACTGGAATTCCAGTAGTTAAAAATGAAAATGGTGAATATATTCCCATGGTATGTTGGAATAGGGCCCGGTCAGGATCCAATTTTGATGATGACGAAAATCGTACTCAGATTGGTATGAACGGCATCGGCAGTTATGCTACTGCATGCTTTTCTACTAAATTTATTGGTCAAACTGATGATGGTAAAAATAGCTACACCATCACAATTTTAGATAATGCAGCTACGTTCAAAGAAGCTGTAGGACGCACAAAAAAGCCAGGTACTTCTGTTACTTTTTATCCTGACCTTGCTCGTTTCAACCTTACTAAAATTGATGAGATTCATCAAAATCTCATTAAGCAACGCCTTGTAAATCTTTCTCTATCGTTTCCTGCAATCACATTTAAATTTAACGGGAAAAAGATTAACGTTGCGACATTCAAAAAATATGTTGCACTGTTTAATGACAATTTTGAGATGTTTGAAACAGAAGATTATAAATTTGCAATTCTTCCCAATGAGAATGATGATTTTCAACAATTTTCATATGTAAATGGTCTTAAGATTCCTGAAGGCGGAACACACGTTGAAATCATTTCAGGAAATGTTGTATCACGTATCCGCGAAAAGCTGCTAAAGAAGTACAAGACAATCAAGCCAGGCGATATCAAAAACAAGCTGATGGTTGTAGCATTTCTAAAAAATCTTAAGAATCCTAAGTTCAATTCTCAGGCGAAAGAAAAAATCACTAATAGCGTAAGCGAAGTCAACAAGTTTTTTGGTGATATTCCCTATGATACTATCGTTGCAAAAATTCTCAAGAATTCTGCAATCATGGATCCTATCGTTGAGGTCTACAAGATCAAGGAAGAATTAAAGCGCCGTGAAGAACGCAAAGGTCTTGACAAAGCAGTAAAGAAAGTAAAGTCTGCCAAATATCTTCCGTCAATTGGGCAAAAGAAATATTTGTTCCTAACTGAAGGAGAATCAGCCACCGGAGGACTTACTCCTGTCATTGGACGCAAAGATAGCGGATACTATGAACTTCAGGGAAAACCATTGAATGCTTATTCGGCACCGCAAGCTAAATTTACTGCAAACAAAGAACTCTCCGAACTATACATGGTTTTACGTAATGAAGATTATGAGTATGTTGTCTTTGCTACCGACCAAGACCTTGACGGGTTTCATATTCGCGGATTGCTAATTGGATTTTTTACGAAATATTTACCGGAGTTTAAGGGTAAACTAGGATTTTTGAATACTCCAGTGATTGCAATCAAGAAGGGTGGAAAACTAGTGCGCTGGAATTATTCATTGAACGATGAGGTAAAACTAGCGCCCGGCGAAACATCGAAATATTATAAGGGGCTCGGCAGTTGGAAATCCGAAGACCTGAAGCATGTCATGGCATCTGATGGACTAGATAAAATGATTTCATTGGTCGATTTTGACAATGAGACTATTATTCATGATTGGTTGTCAGATTCAACAGTTGACAAGCGCAAAGATTATATTGTAAACAACGTTTTCAATATCGCAAAAATTTGATAGGATAGAATTATGAACACAAGTGTAAAAGATTTTTTCGATACAGATTATGTTGACCAAAGTTCATATGATAATTTGCGCAAAATTGCATCTGTGGTAGATGGACAAAAAAATGCTGCAAGGAAAGTGCTATACACAATCCTTGAAAAAAATATCAAAGATGAACTCAAGGTCAAGCAGCTTGGTGAGAAGGCATCTGAATTCGCGGAATATCTCCATGGTAATATGGATCCGGTAATTGTTAACCTTGCTCAAAATTTTGCAGGCACAAACAACATTCCTCTTCTCGTTCGGGAAGGTAATTTTGGAACTAGATTTTCCCAAGGAGCATCGGCATCGCGCTATATCTATACGCACGGTTCCCCCGAATTTTTCAAATATTTTAACAAAGAAGATAATGACATTCTCGTAGGGCAGACCTTCGAAGGTGCGAAAATTGAACCGAGGTTCTATGTACCTGATCTTCCAATGATTCTAGTGAATGGTTCTGAAGGTGTGTCATTTGGTTTCGCACAAAAAATTCTTTCGCGTAACCCAAAGAAACTTGCAAAAGCAATCGAACATCGGCTTGAAAATAAGACCGTAGATAAGCGCTTAATGTATCCATATTTTGAGGGTTTTAGCGGTCCTGTGAAGCAAGGAGACAATGATGCACAGTGGCTAATCTATGGTGTCATTAAGCGCTTAGGAGTCAACAGAATTCAAATTTCAGAACTTCCGGTTGGGTATGATCTGAAGGGATATCTAGATGTACTGGATTCTCTTGAGGAAAAGAAAATCATTCAATCATACGTAGACCAATCAGAAAATGATAATTTTCTGTTTGAGGTTACTATGTTGTCAAAAACACTTCGCGAATTGACCGATGAGGAAATTCTTTCTCAACTGAAGCTCATCAAAAAAGTGACAGAAAACTACACAGTAATTGACGAAAATAACAAAATTAAGGTGTTTGACAATTCACTTGATTTGCTTGATCATTATATCAAGGTAAAACTTGAATATCTGGGCAAGCGTAAAGCACATCAGCTTGCTACTATTCAACAATCAATTGACATTGATCAAAGCAAGTATCTTTTCATTCAGTCAATTGTTGAAAATAAACTAGTAATTAATAAACGCAAGAAAGTGGACATTGAAAAGGATCTGTCTGGTCTTAAGAATATCATCAAGGTCGATGACAAATATGATTATCTTCTTTCAATGAACATTCTGTCACTTACTGAAGAACGAATGGCAGTATTAAGAGCAAACGTTGAGAAGAATAAACAGGCATTGTCAGAACTACAAAAAACCACAATCAACGGCATGTGGCAATCTGTCTTATCAGGAGTGTAATCAAATGAAAAATATCAAATTATTTGATATTATTTTCTACCTTGGGATAGCATTGTGTTTAATCGGATTTGTGCTGGGTGCGATTAATCTAAACTCACGTCTTGGCGCATGCTCTAAACGCGGAATGAATTCTATTGCTGTTAGGGCAACAGTGCTGTGCGAAGATCCGAATACTCATCAAATTTATGGTCCTAGCTAAGGAGAAGTTATGTCAAACAAAACAATGTTTTGGGGATTAACAATATTTTTTATCCTAGCTATATTTGCATTGATTTTTATCAATAATGATGTTACAAAAAAGGCAACTAAAATTTGCAATGAAAGGGGATTGGAACCCTATGCAATTAAAGGTGACTTTATGTGCAAGGATCCAAAAACCCACCAATTGTTTACCGTTTATTAAAGGAAAATATATGTTTGGTAATTCAGATAGAGAAAAGGATGCATTCGATGAAGGTTATCATGCTGGATGGGAATTCCACATGGGTACAGGTAAACGAGACGATTGCCCGTATTCAGAGGACCTTTTATGGATGGCTTGGCATCGTGGGTTTGATCAAGCAGGAGATGATTCCTGAATGGATCATAAAATGTGAATATGAGTCTTTACCTAATTTAAACAACCACTGCCGATATTTTGATTTGGATTACAAACTTCATAATCCGAATGGTCCCGCAGTGTCATTGTCAGCTGGGTATCTAGAATGGTATATACACGGTAAATTACACAGAATAGATGGCCCGGCGAGAAAAGTCCGTTCATTCGTAGAATATTATATCGATGATGTGCAATTTACTGACATGAAGAAATATCACTGGGTTGCAAAAAATTATGATAAGGTGACTGCTTGTTTTGATGAAAATACTATTGCTTTTACTGATAAGAAAGTAGAAGCAGAATTTAAATTAAGGTTCGGTTGACATGATAAATTTTTTCGAGTAAAAGAATTCTACTGAATTTTCGAAAGGATAATTGTTATGGATGTTTATCTTATTGTGTACAAATGTACTGACAACAATGAAGAGGAATCCTGTTTCCTGACCTTAGGTCTTGAAACTGCAAAGGAATATTGTCGAACCAAGTTTGTTCCTCCCCCAGGATTCGAAAATCGTCCAGGATATTATTTTTATGAGCCACATCCTGAAGCAGAATCATGGCTCTATAATTCACTCTATGACAAGGCGAGAAACGTATAATGCATTGGTTTCTATTAGTAACAATTTACACCGGTCAGGCAGCATCTGTTGCACAAACCATTCCTGTACCAGTTGCATCCGGCGAGGTATGTGCTGCATTGATCAAGAACATCAAACATGATAGTAATTCGGACTATAAATGCATTTTAATCAAGGATAGGTAATGACTCACTGGTTCCTCATCATTTGTTTAGTTTCATATAACGGATCAACATCGTGTTCAGTTACTGGTCCTTTGCGTTCCCAAAAAGAATGCCAATTTCTATCGGAAGAGTTTATCGGAAAGGCCAACAGTATTAGTGATTCGTACACAAATGCATTTGGACGTATTAATAAATCAAGTTTAAAGTGTGTGGGCTGGAAGGAATAATGAATCCTCATATTATTCATACTGGTTTAGATACATATGATAGTAGAGCATCAGTAAGAAATTTTCTGAAAGAACGTGGATTTATTCAACATACTTCTTATCCCGGAAGATACAACCAAGATAATTGTACTAATTGGTTTTATAATTATCTGGATGTGTTTTATTTCCACGAAGATGTGAATGAAAAAATTTTAACAGAATTTACTTTGCGATTCGGATGATGAACACGGTGACATCTATTAAAAAAATTCTATCAACTGGTACAATTGAATGGCGAAATGAAGCCGGAGATTTACACCGGGAAGATGGGCCTGCAATTGAACGTGTAGATGGAGACAAATTTTGGTATCTAAACGGCAAA